AAGAGCTTCAAGGTTAAAGTTCTCTACATCAGGATCCAAGCCCATAGCTTTTCTCCAATTACGTATCTTGCTTTTAGATACGTTCAAGCCATTACCTTCTAGCATAAAGTTTTCCCAAACTTTTCTGCCAGCATACTGAGGACCTACAACTTCAAAAGTTATATTGATCATCTTATGGTTGTTGGCCTTACTCTTCTTAGATTCCCAAGTTGTACCAACCATTTCATAATCACCGGCTGGCATGGGACCTATTGAACTTACATCAAGTTCTTCTACATCAGTTAAATTAATTTCAAAATCACTCATTTTTTTACTCCTGTTTTAGATTTTAAAGATTCTTTCAAAGCAGTCATGAAAGCACTCCACTCTAGTTCTAAAGGGGTACTCCCCAAATCAACTCTAGACTTAGCGTCAAACGAGGCTGCATATTTATGAAACAACTTACGCTTGCCGTAAGACACACCTCTCGTTGTTTCTTTAAAGCCCTGTCCACTTGTACGAGTTGTAACTTCGTAGTTTGCAAACAGATTAAAATCCACCCATTCTTTTATCATTGCTGATACCTTCTTGTGTAGATTCAATTCCCAACGATCATAAGGTTCTCTCTCAGGATCGTTAAAAGTTCTTATGGATACATGCGATAACAAGATGACATTCATCTTTCTTTTCGCTCCCAGGTCATCGAACATATGTAGCAATGCACGGTATAGTTCAGATGCTTCTGTGTATCCTTTACCAAAACCTAGAGCTTCAATTGATTTGACTGAATGATTCTGACACACCTTTTGATGTATCAGTTTCTCAGCCCAATCTGTGGTATCAAAGACTAGGGTCTTGTAATCGTGTTCTTCATGCAACAATGTATTAACTTGTTTCAATACATCATCGTATGTTTGACATAAGGGAAAAGATGGTACGTCAATAAAGTTTGTTCCATCCTCTGTCTTAATAAATATTGGTCTGGGTGCTTGTGAAGCAAAGGTACTTTTACCTATGCCGTTAGTCCCGGACACATTGATCTTTAGTGTAGGCACTTTGATTCCTGTTTCTACTGTATCTAATAAACTCATTTTGTTTCTCCATTAGTTAGTTTAGCTATATCAACTTCTGCCAAATCGTTATTCATCAAACCCTCTTTAAGATCAAGCAATAATTTCTGTGCAATCTTTTGCATAAAAAAATCTCTGATGTCGTGATGATCGCTTGTATTATAAAATCTGAAAGAGCCAGATATTTCTCTAAGCATTTCTTCTGCTGACCCCTCCAACCCTTTTTGTAAAAAGTTACCCTGTGCTTCTTTATATATCTCGTGGTTAAACAAAAACTCTTCTATTGATTGTTCGCTCATTTCTTACCTCCCTTCAATGGATCTATGAAAGATATGTAAGGTCTTTCATTGATCTTGGTTTGTAATCCCTCTTGTATCTTGTCGAATACATCTTGATTGTCTTCTGCAATCTTTTTAGACATGGCCGTGTCTTCAACGAACTGTGTCTTGAATGGGAATAAATTCTTGGGTATGTCTTTCTTTACTTTAGATAGGAACTCTTGGTCCCAGGATCTAGTGATCTTGTATTGCAACCTGATGTCCAATGGAATTAGATTGTCCAAAGGGACTCTGGTAGATCCACCTGTATTAGAAAGTTTCTTGATATGCTTTTGTATCTCAGGACGAGAAGCAATTTCGTTGTCTAGCTCTGCACTAGCTTTTTTCAAATCAGCTTGCATTGTTAAATTCTTTTTCTTTTCTTTTAACAAATCTGCAAGGCAGAGTTCACTTATATTTTTCTTTTTCATTATCAGTCTCCAAACTTTTAATACCCTTATCTTAGTCACATAAAATTCTATGTCAAGTAAATACTTTACATTTAGTAAATAAGGATTTATAGTTGCAATCAGACACGTTCCTTAAATTCACACCGTCACCCCGTGAGCGAGGGAGCGTGTCGCCAGATTAAGAATAGGAGAGACATGAATTTAAAAAACTACATTGAGAAGAGGGGCGAAGAAACTCTAGCCAAGGAACTTGGTGTATCAGTAGATACAATAAGATCCTGGAGATACGGCAGTAGACAGCCCTCAGTAAACCAAGCAAAGAAAATTATCAAGTTAACCGGGCATGCCTTAGATTGGGAAGGCATATACGGACCAGTAGAGGGATAACATGTCTCTCGATTTACAATTCAATCTTGTTGGAGACGAGATCGATGATAAGTCACGCAAAGATATGTTGGTTTCATATTATGAAAACAACTTTCATCTCATACCTTGTGGCTCACGCGAAGACGTAATACCAGATTACTTCAAAGCAAGACATCCTAATGAAGAAGAAGATGTCTTAATCAAGCGTTGGTCAAAGACACCAAGAGTCAAATGGTCTGACTACATCACCAACCAGCCAAGTAAGAAAGATATAGGCAATTGGTACAAACAGTTTCCCAAATGTAATTGGGCGGTGGTAACAGGTATCACCTTTGTTGTATTGGATGCAGACTCACAAGAGGCTTGTGACTTCGTAGAGTCAGGTGAGATCACAAGAACTACACTCAAACAGAAGACTCCTCGCGGTGGCTATCATTACTTCTACGCAATCAATCCCAACCTTACTATACGAAACACAACAGGCAGACTAGATATCAGAGGAGAGGGTGGCTATGTCATGGTCAGTCCTTCTAATAAGTATATGTTTGAAACTGTCGATGATGTGATCATTGATTCAATGGATGATCTACCTGTACTCAACAGTCAGGATATGAATGTTATCTATGACTTCAACAACGATGGCAAGATCAGTCTAGATAACAAGACACCTCTATCATTAGATGGTGTGCAATCTGGAATGCGTAACGATACATTGGCAAGGTTGGTAGGCAAATGGATTCTAGAAGGTTGGGGCATGCGAGAAGTTCTGATCAAAGCATTAGATTGGAATCAAACGAACACTCCACCTATGAGTGTGCAAGAGGTATTACATACCACCAATAGTATTTGTACAGGCCATCTCAAAAGAAACCAAGAAGATACAGACGTTGGCATATTGAAATGGAATACAAGCCAATGGCAGATACCGTTAGCAGATGAACTCAAAGAGATCATGGATCAAGAAGATCCAATTGACCAACAGAAGAGTCAGGACATAGTTGAAAGAGATCCATTAGGCTTGAAGTCTTTCAATGATCCGTTCTGGGATACGATGGATTCAAGTCGCATCGAACAGTTTTGGGGAGATGCATTTGTATTTGAGCAATCAAGAGTCTTACTACTAGGTAAACCCAAGATAGGTAAGTCACATTGGCTAGGGGCATTCGCTGCTTCTGCCACGACAGGCACAGAGTTTATGGGGACACAGTTCTCTAGACCTCTAAAGGTTATGTGGCTACAGGCAGAGATCATTCATGAGTTCTTAAAGAAAAGAATAGAGATGTATTACAAACCTTTTCATCATGACCCGGAGCTATACAACTTGGGTAAATCAAACCTCATAGCATCTGGCAGACTCAGAAAGAACATCATGAGAGATGGCGACATGGATGCAATAGCAGAGAGTATTGAATATCATAAGCCTGACTTGGTTATGATTGATCCTATTATTAACTTCTTTAGTGGTGAAGAGAACTCTAACTCAGAGATCCATGAGATGTTATCTAGGATAGATAAGTTGATAGAACTATTCAAAGTAGCAGTGATCATTGCTCACCACACAGGTAAGGAAAGGGCAGACGATCTGTCGTTCATGTCTGCTCGTGGTGGTAGTGCCTTTGCTGGTTGGATGGACTCAGGTATCAAGCTGTCAGGTACAAAGCCTAACGTCTCATTGTTTTATGAGGCAAGAAACGCAAGAGAGCCAGATCAACATCTAGCTTACTTTGACTTTGAGCGTGGCTTCTTCAGAGTAGTGGATGCACAAGACAGTCCTGATGAAGTAGAGATAGCTAGAGTTATAGCTGGAGCAATGAGTTCGTATAAGTTCTATACAAGACAAGAGCTAGAGTTATTGGCTCGAACTGCATTGAAAGAGAAAGACCTAGCTTCAGGAGAAAGAGCAGCAAGATACGGTGTATCACATGTTCAGAAGTATCTTGGAGATAAGGTGAAGACACATAA